CTGCGTTGGTGTAGGTATTATTGGTCTGCTAATCTTAGCAGATGGTATGTGGTATTTCTTTCCACTACCGTTCTAACATCTTTAACTTTTTTCTAATAGTAGTTTCAGTAACTCCATAATCCCTTGCCATAGCAGATTTATTACCATTATAGATTGTTGTTAACTTTTCAAAAACTTCTTGATTGGTTAAGAACATCTTTTGACGCCATACTTTATCTTTCTTAAATTTTTCTTTGCGTTCTTTTCTTTCAATTTTCCAACCATCAAATATTTCTTCATTGAATTGCACATAATTTTCTGGAATAGATATTAAACCATTATGAATTTCTTTATGGCAATTAGAACATAATAAAATACATTTTATTAATTCAACCTTAATTGCCTCTGCTGATTTTGGATTTGCTCTAATTGAAGAAAAACTTAATTCTTTTTTTGTTGGGTCTATGTGGTGTAATTCAAGTGCCGCATCGCATTTGAAGTATCCACAAATTTGGCAACACCCACCCATTGATTGAACAATTTTTTGTTTTGTTCTTTTACGCCAGTTAATTACATTTTCAGATTGCTTACTCATATAGGTCTCCTTATTCGAACCTATATGTATTTATATAACATTGTATGTTAATGGCTGCTTAGGTAGGATTCGAACCTACGACCCTCGGTTTAACAGACCGACGCAACTACCGCTGTGCTACTAAGCAATAACCTTATATTCTTAATATACTTATATTTGACAATCTTGTCAAGTATTATTTTGGAGCCTACGGAGGGATTCGAACCCCCGACCCACGGTTTCGAAGACCGCTATTCTATTCCACTGAACTACGTAGGCATTATTTCTATAGTTAATATTTGTACTTGTAAATATAGGATGGATGATTTACCAACCTTTCCTTTTATCTCAGAAGAAATACTTTTTGATGAAGGACCAGTACCAACACCAGAAAATATTATAATTCTTTATTATCCTAATGCTAGTGGTAATTTTTTAGCACGAGTTTTAAGTTGTTCAAATAATCTTTATGGTGAAGATTATGCAGATTTTATAAAAAATAATTATAGTACTTTGGAAAATAAAAATAAAATATGGGAAAAATCATATGAAGGATCATATCATCCTTTATTTTCAACAGTACATCCACGCTTCTATAACTTTGATGAATTTTTAAAATTTCCAAAAATAGTTCATATTAATTACACGCTATCTGATCAAGAAACTTCGTTAATTAAATTTCGTAGAAAATTTACTAAAACATCTGCTACATGTCCATATCTTGCTGATTTACAGATACGTTATGAAATAGAATTAATGAAATTTTTTAAAAATATTAACAAAGAAATTTATAGTTTCCCGTTTAGTGCATTTTTAAATGCTAAAATTTTTGCACAGGAAGTTAATAAATTATTATTGCATCTTGATCTTGAAATTATAAAAGAAAACATTATTGTAGATTTGTATAATTTTTGGTGGAAACTCAATATTAGATTGTATAAGAATACCACGGTAAATTTGTAGGCATTATATTGGTGAACGCTGTGGGGTTCGAACCCACGACAACAGGTTTAAAAGACCCGTACTCTACCAACTGAGTTAAGCGTTCTAAATTTGTAAGTCAATGCGCAGCCCCCAACTATCGCCCACATTGTGACACATCCCATGGCCATTGCCGATTGCTTACTGTGCCTTACCGTCTTTTATATTGGTCGGGGAGACAGGATTCGAACCTGCGACCTACTGACTCCAAATCAGCCACGCTACCAGACTGCGCTACTCCCCGTTAAAATTTTGCCTGTCGTATGGGGGTCGAACCCATCTCTCAACCGACTCCGCAGTTGTATCCTATCCCATAGACGAACGACCAATAGGTTCATGACCCTACTGTTGGCAAACTGTTGGCATTTGTTGCGTTAGATGATTGCTCATCTGCTCCCCTACCATCTCCGTAGGTGCTTCACAAGCAGTGCCATACTGCTACAATTTTGGTTGCGGTGGGGAAGATTTGAACTTCCGATCTCCAGTTTATGAGACTGGCGAGATGACCACTTCTCTACCCCGCAATAAATTTTGGTGGGACGGGTAGGATTCGAACCTACTCCGTTTCTATGTAACGGGTTTACAGCCCGCCGCCCATCCGCCGTCTGAGCAGCCGTCCCAATATCTTTATAATAGCATATTATATTCTTTTGTCAAGCACTATTTTGGTACCGTCTACTGGTATCGATCCAGTTCTACGAGTGCCACAAACTCGTGTGCAACCTTTAACACTTAGACGGCTCATATTATTAATATAACATGATTTTGCAGATTGTCAATGGAAAAATTGGAGCGGCTAGCCAGAATCGAACTGGCGAATCTTCGTTGGCAACGAAGCAGGTTACCTCTACATCATAGCCGCATCATTTGTATATATCATTTGTTGGCGCTCTCCCCAAGATTCGAACTTGGAACTAAAGTTTCGTAGACTTATGTGATATCCATTTCACCAAGAAAGCATTATTTTGGTAGACCGTGTAGGATTTGAACCTACGTTGACGGAGATTAAGAGTCTCCCGCTAGAACCAACTCAGCTAACGGTCCATATGATTGGTACCCAAGGTTGGATTTGAACCAACGACCCACGCCTTATGAGAGCGTTGCCACTACCGCTGTGCTACTTGGGTATTAAAATTGAGCAAGGCAAGGGGAGTCGAACCCTCTAGCACGTCTGATGTTACCAGCATCTTATCGCACCACTGCATAATTAACCTGTTTTAGGTTCAAATGCAGCCTACAGCCATATTTCTAATTAAATCTGGTAAATCTAATTATACTTTATCCTGTGCCAAGTTTTGGTTGGCATCACTGGAATTGCACCAGTACTCTCTCGATTATCAGTCGAGTGCTTTACTAATTAAGCTAGACGCCAGTGATTTAAAGAAGATTATTAGTTATTAATTGGCAACGAATAAAACGTTGTTTTCCAATGTCATTGCAATGTTATAACCAAATGATGTCATATAATTTTGAACATCATCGTTGCTAAATCCATATGCAGTGCAAACATCATTTATTTCCAACATAATTGCTGGTTTAAATTTGTTTATTAATTCGTTTGCACCTTGAAGGATAAACATTTCATAGCCTTCTGCATCTAACTGAATTAAATCACAGTGTTCCAAAGAAAGGTCATCCAAGCGCATTGCGGTTACTGTTTCTGCATTAACTTCATCATGATTTATATCATGAATGATTCTTTCTACAATCCAACTAGCGCCAAGATTTTCAGGATTATGTACGTTTATGCTAAGTGTTCCGCTGGTATCACTTAATGCTGCATGATATGCAGTAATATTAGTAACTGCATGCAACTCAATGTTTTTTGTTAAACATTCAAACATTGTTGCGCCTGGTTCAAATGTAATTACGTTATCAAAACTTTTTGCTAACTTTATTGGCCAGATGCCACCATTGCCACCTGCTTGTATAGCAACTCGTTTATTAGGAATCAATGGTAAAATTTCATCAATTTGTGTTGATGAATCTGAACAAGATGACCATCCAATACTGTCATTTTCAGTCCACCAAAAATCTTGAATTTCCCAGAGTTGACTATCTTTGTTAAAAGTTTTTGATTCTCTAATTTCCATCATACTGTATTTAGCATGATATAAAAATTGGTCCGCCCAGCGGGTGTCGATCCCGCTACTTCACCTTGAAAGGGTGGTGATATAGCCAGCGTTATCTATGGGCGGCGGATTGTAGTTTTGAGCGGCAGCGGGGAATCGAACCCCTTGGCTGTTAGTTAACGCAACCATGCAAACCACCGCATTAAATTGTTGATAATTTTTTTAATTCTCTGGTTTTTGCCAGAGATTCTCTTATTTTTTGTTTAGTTTCTTCACTTCTTGGTTTACCAAATTGAGAATTTTTTTCACCTTTTTGGTGTTCTTTTTCTCGATATGTTTTAATGCGTTTTGCATTAGATTCTGGTGAGTGTGTTTTTTCTAAAGCTAATTTGTCAATTTCCCCACGAGAACCAAAATATGTTTTTTTAAATAATCCATTTTCATGTCTTTCTTTAAGAAGAGAAGATACATGTGGTAATTGTCTGCCAGATAGAGACTTTGATACCTTTTCATATATTGCTTCTTTATCTTTGTGATTATTATTTAATCCTGTACGATTAATATATCCAAATCCACCTTTCCCGCCATCACAGAGATTATAACTCATTTCATCTAAAACAACGAGTTCTTTTTCTTTATTTTTCATATCTTTTTCGTTATCGAATATATGTAATATTTCTTTTTTAAAATTTTCAATTCCATATTTTTGTATGGCTCTTTTAATAAGTTTACCAGAACCCATATAATTGTCATTTATATTTTCAGTTTGATGCATACCAATATAATATTTGTTGTTTATGATATTAGTAATTTTATAAATCGTATAAAACATGCTGCCCTCGAATGTATAATAGTTTTATTGACATTACTATTTATACATTCGAGGCGCTTATGCGACTCCAAGGGAGATCGAACCCCTATCCCCTGATAGACAGTCAAGGATAATAGCCATTATAAGATGGAGCCTTTTGTTTTTATTTCAATAAAGTGGTCTCGTTTATCATAGTATAGACCATCAGGTTCGTCTTTTACTTCTTTGAAGAACCACCAATTGTGTAAATTAGGGAAACCGCCCCATTCCTCTTTTGAATATATGGTGTATGTCTTTGTTAAAGTATGCAGACCGCCCATTACATAAACTGTAATATTGACGATGCGTCCATCTGTTGTTTCTAAGTACAGTCCCGTTGCATCTTGGTTACTCCTATTATAAAAATGGTGCCCAAAGTCAGATTTGAACTGACAACATTCCGATTTTGAGTCGGACGCCTCTACCAATTGGACTATTCGGGCATTAATGGTGCAAGGTCTAAGGATCGAACTCAGTTCTTTGGTGCTTCAAACCAACGCAATTACCAAACTTGCTCACCTTGCATTTAAGTTGGAGGGGAAGGTGGGAATCGAACCCACATAATGCGGTTTTGCAGACCGTGACGTAACCTTTCCGTGCACACTTCCCCAATTATAGTTTATCTACGAACTCACGTAGTAGAGCATGATGACGACCACCATGATAGAACTGTGGCATATACTGCCATGTATCATACCAGTAGGCTTGGCTCTCAGGATGACAGCCGATGATACCTACATTGCCTTGGCGAATAGCCATAGCATCGCCGTTAGCATAGGTAGCAACAGTCTCAAACTTACGCTTGTTGCCAACCAATGCACAGCCATCATAGAAATACATGGCTTCCTTATCACCGTTCCACTCTACTTCTACCACGGTGCCGTATGGACGAGCCGTGCAAGCCTGTGGGCGGCGAATATACTGAACAGCATCTACGCCATCAAGCAGATTGAAATAGTGGCTACCAGCCCAGTAAGCGCCCATGCAGATGCCAAGATACTTGCCACCATGCGCTACGAAGTCTTGGATCATCTCTACCTTGTCACCAAGCAGATGATCAAATGACTGACTGTCACCGATACCACCAGGAAATGCTATGATGTCAGCATCACCTAAGACAGCGCCAAAGTCATCATCTACCCGAAAGGTCTCAACATCATATGCACCACTTAGGGCGGCAATAATGCCGTTTGTGGAGTCACGGGAGCATTGTGGGTGATGGGAAAATAAGGCTATCTTGCGCATATAATTCTCCTGAACTGCGGTATATTACTAATATACCATAGTTAAAATTGTTGTCAAGTGTTATTTTTTTGACAGGTTTGCCAATATTTTGACAGGAAATCTTAATTTTTTGACACTTTTTGGTATTGTTCGTACCAGAATTTGGATGAAATTCGCAGTTTTTGGTTGCTTTCCCGCACATATTCTAGCAGTGCTTTGGCAAGTATTTGCTGTTCATTGCGCCAATCATAGTTAGGCTCACTTGCCATCTTTTCAGTAAGGTCAATTACCATGTCGATATAAGGACAGGTATCACTTGGAATAACTGGTTTCACAAGGGGTTTTGATGCTCTAGCCATATTACTAATATATCATGTTTTTTAAGGTTGTCAAGAGAAAAATGGCACGAGTGTTCAGATTCGAACTGAAAACAACGGTTTTGGAGACCGTGATGATAACCATTTCACCACACTCGCACATTAAATTTTGCCTTGCTGAAACCACCTGCATCCATTTGGAGCCAGTACTAGTCAAGGGTTGCTCTTATGCGTGGGGAGCAACATCCCGAAAACTTGTTTAATCTTGAACAGTAACCTGAGTCACTGTGGTCTTTTTATCCTTTAAGTTAGCCTTAATATTCTTCTTCAAGGCTTTCTCAAATAATTCTTTTTCTTTTTTAGTATCATGCGATAGAATTGCATCATACATCTTTCTTAACAACTTTGGCCATTTCATGTACCGTACTCCTTAATAATAAAAAACCCCCGAAACTTTCGTTTCAGGGGCTAAGTGCATACTCTAATGTGCGTTCACATTAGGCACACGCCCCCTCAGTCCAGAAACCTTCTGGCATGCGGCAAATGTTATAATCATTGTGTTTAGGCGTGTTAGTCATGTTTGCTCTCAATTTGTATTCTATTTATATATCATAATAATATATTTGTCAAGAACTTTTTTTATGCAATATTTAGGGTAGTTTTAGCAGCACTAACTGCATCTGCAATGTTAGTTGCACTGCCATCTAAACTGTTAAGCAAATTGTTTAGAACCGTAATTTCAGCACTGATTGCTGCTAGTTCATTTTGCTTAACTGCAAGTTCTAAAGTGATAGCAGAAATAGATGCCTTTAGGCTATCACTAATAGTTTGAATGTTTGCAATTTCGTCAGTAGTCATTGGGGTAACTCCTAGTGTTTGATATTAAATCTATTTAGGAAAACTTAACTTTATACATGATTGTAATTATTGTCAATAGAAAAAATTACAAGATTTTTATATTATTGTAATTTTTTTCTAACCATTCATTATAAAATTCTTCTAGATGATCATCGCACTTTAATAAAAATTTTGTTTCTAAAATTTGTCTAAAACTATTATAGTTTAGTAAATCTTCAAATTTTATAGGTTCTATTTGATAAAAATTAAAAATTTTCTTCCAAGATTTAATAGTTGCAATTTTTATTTTTTTCTTTTCTTTATTTTCTTTAATAGTAAATTCTTTACCGTTTCTAAAAATTTTTAAAGGAGTTTCATTGGTATAAATGTTAAGTTTTTGTAATCGATCATATAAATTTTCTTCGTAATTTTCATTATTGATATAATAAAATTTACTATTTTTAAAAACATTATCTAATAACGGTGAATAATAATGTGATGCCATACAATGATACGTTGTAAATTTATCATCACAACTTCCAGTAATTGTTAATTTTTCAGAATAATTTTTAAATGAATCATAATTATTGTCTGGTCCATTAAATTGTCCAGATTCAAAAATTTTCAATTGATTATTGATCTTATCATGCAAATAATTTACAGCAGAACATAAAAAATCTCCACCTCCACCTCCGTGATGAAATACAATAAATTTATTTTTTTGGATATCAATCATATTATATTATTGCCATTCAAATAAATTACTATCTAAACGTTGTTCTGGCGGATCAATACGGTTTTCAGCAATTTCAATATAAGATGGGTTAAGTTCAATCAGTGTGGCATTGCGTCCTAACTTATCACTAACATAGCCTGTTGTTCCACTGCCGCCAAAAGGATCAAGCACCATACCGTCACGTGGGCAACCTGCAATAATGGCTGGCTCAATCAATTCAGTAGGGAAGGTTGCAAAGTGTGCTTCTTTATATGGCTTGGTATTAACAGTCCATACACTGCGCTTCATGCGCTTGTTATCTTCGCCCCATACTCGTTCACCATCACTGAACCTATCACCGTTTGGATAATCTGCCTGATAACCCTCTGCTGCCTTATTACGAGCAACGGGAGCAGTGACAGCAGGTTCACGAATTGCCTCATAGTCAAAGTAATAGTTCTTGCTCTTGCTTAGAAGAAAGATATATTCATGTGCCTTTGTGCAACGATCCTTGACAGACTCTGGCATAGGATTAGGCTTGTGCCATATGATATCCTGTCGCAAATACCATCCATCTGCACGAAGTGCAAATGCCAACATCCAAGGAATACCAATCAGGTCTTTACTCTTTAATCCTGCCAACTTGTTATTACGACTTGGTGAGAAACTTGGCAAATCTTGCTTAGTCTTAGCAACACTTTGCTTGACAAATGCTTCACCACTGCGATAGTTATAATATGAGTCACCGATGTTTACCCATAACGTTCCATCATCACGTAAAGTCCGACGAACTTCACGAAATACTTCTACTAATTGTGCTATATATTCTTCTGGTGACTGTTCTAAACCAATTTGTTTTTCCTGACCGCCATAATCACGCAACCCATAATATGGCGGTGAAGTTACACACATATTGATACTGCCCTCTGGCAATGTCTGCAACACATCACGGCAATCGCCATTAAGAATTTGAACGGTCATGTTTTTTCCCTAAAATAATCAAGTTTAATTATAACAATTGAGTAAGGATAAGTCAAGATAAATATTCTCATATAGATTCGGGGAATCATAAATGTCAGTTCTTTTAAGAAAAGGTGCCTATGCAGTAGCAAATGCACAAACCATCACCACAGGTAGTTCAAGTAATGCAACTGCTGCTTTCAGTAGTGTAGCAAGTATTCTGCGTGTTACTACTAATGCAGATACCTATATTGCTTGGGGTGCCAATCCTACTGCATATAACACTGGAAATTGCATGTTAATCGTGGGTGGTGGTGTAGAATTTATTGCTGTTAATGGCGGCGATAAGGTAGCAGCAATTCAAAGCACCACAAGCGGTCTTTGCAATGTTCTTGAATTAAAGAGCCAGTAATGCCTGGTCTTCATAAGGGCTTGCTACGCCCACATAGCACAAGTGCAACTACTACTGCTCAAACCAATGGCGTAATTGCTGTTGCTAATGGCAGTAGTTTGCGTAGTGCAACTGTAAAGAAAAGTGATTTCAAAACGGGTATGCCAACCAACGGTATGAAGATTACCGTTGCTGGTGGAACTGGCACTATTAGCGGTGTTTCCACAAGTGGTGCCAATTATGTAATTACATATAGTGGCGGTAATGCTTTTACTGGTGGTCTAGGAAATCCATATACTGTTTATCGTAGTTAAACTAAATATATTAAACAGGATTTACCTATGGACGCCACCGAATTTTTAAGAAAGTTAATTGATGCCGTTGCTCATATTCAGCAACCAGCAGATACAGTTCAACCTAATCATGCTCAACTAACTGTTGTAGCACAGCCTCAGAGTGATTTCCCAGAAGATGAACACACCAATGATGAAACTGGTGGTATCATGGTTCCACCTCTGCAGCAGAAGATGGAGTTACTAAAGAAAGTTGCTGGCGTAGATTCAATGTATGATGATAATACAGAAGAACAGCCAGACGATGAACTTGCTATCATCAAGCGTAATGCTGGCATACACCCTATCGTAGCACATATTGCGAGCGATGAAGAAATAGAGAGTTAAAAATTAAATGAGCCAGTTAGCCAAAATTAAGGCAGGTCGTGTTAATACAGTTGGATTTGCTGGCTTTGTTGGCGAGGCTGGCCAATTATTCTATAACACAAGCACAGGTGAATTGCGCTTAACTGATGGTCATACTGTCGGTGGTATTCCAGTTTATGTTGCTACAAACAGTGCCAATGTTGGTAATCTTTCTATATCTAATACTACTATATCCACTATTACTCCCAATGCTAATATCAATATTGATACTACTGGCACGGGAACTGTTAATATTCTTGGTGAGTTCGTAGTTACAAACACTTCTAATCAACCTATTATTCAAACGCTACAAAACGGCACACTTAATCTTTACACACCAGTTCAAAACAGCACCGATAGTGGCATTGATATTATTGGTAGCGCAAGTGGCACAATCATTAATCCAACTTCAACTGGTGTTATGCTGCATATCACTGGTCAAGGAACACTATCATCAAAGGTATATAATGATGCCTTTGGTAACTATGCTCTGTATGCTGGTCGCAGATATGATAATACCGTAGATACACCGTATGCGGTAGGTGCTGGCGAAGATATGGTTCGTTATGGCGGCACTGCTTATAATGGTGTGTCAGCACCTGTTGGTGGTATTGCTCATATTCGTATGACCACCACAGAAGCACAAACTCCATCAAATGCTGGCAGTAATATTTCAATCTGGACTACACCGATTGGAACTACTACACTCACTAAAACCGCATCCTTTGATGGTGGCAATGTTAATTTAACGAATGTTAATATTATTGGCACAGCAGTTAATACTGGTGCATCATATTTTTACGGTGATATTCTTCAAACAGGAAATATTACACAAACTGGTAATAGTATAAGTGTTGGAACAACTACCTTTACAGGTAATGTTGTGCATGCTGGTAATACAAATTTCACTGGTCCAATTACTGTTGCTGCAAGTTCATTCTTTCAAGCCAACCTTAATATTCAAGGCAATATTACCACGCAAGGCAACTCTTATGTAGTAGGCAACAGTATCAATCAAGGCACCACGCTAATGACTGGTAATATTATTGCCAGCGGTACTACTAATCTAATTGGTGCCTTTACATCAAATGGAACATCTACGCTAAATGGCAATGTTTATGTTGTAGGAAATATGAACACCACTGGTGCTGCTGCAAGTTTCGGAACAACTAATTTTACTGGAACTACTACACAGACTGGTGCTTTTTATGTTTTTGGTGATACTTTCCGCAGTGGTAATGTTACTGATAATGGTATCCGCACACAAAATGGTCCATTCTTTATTAATAACCAAATTACGCTAAGTGGAACTGCTAATATTGCATTTAGTGATGGTTCGGTGCAAACTACTGCTGCCTTTGGTGCTATTAATAATGGCGGTCATATCACAGGCAGCACAAGTTATGTTGGTTCTGTTCGTTATCTTAACCTAACATCCGATGCTACGCCAAGCAACCAGCCATCTACAATTGTCTCTCGTGATAGCGTTGGTAATGTGGCAGTTGGCAATATTAGTGCTTATACTATCAATACCACTGCTGCAACTGCAAACAGTGCTATTGCTGGTAACTTAATTGTTTATGGTAACTTGAATGTTAAGGGAACTACTACAACTACATTTAGCACAGCACAGACTGTAAGTGGATTAACGCTTACTCTTGCTGCAAATGCTGCAACAAGTGGCGCTGCTGATGGCGCTGGCGTTGTTATCGGTAATGTTGATTATGCGCATCTATTGTATAGTGATTCGCAAACGGCATGGATTAGCAGCATAGATATGGTTCCTGTTACTACGCTTGCACAATCACTTGGTAATGCTACTCGTGTTTGGAAAAATATGTATGCTGGCAATGCATATGTAACTGGCGAATTAAGTGTTGGTATTCAACCAATTATTGACTTTAACACAATTGCACAATTTACAAGCAACGCCAACTCTTATGCACAGACTGTTACGCAAAATATTTCTAACCTGAGTGCAGCAAGCACTGATTATATTGCTGCTGCTGATGTTGGCAGTGCATCTACAAACTTTATTGATATGGG